GTTGTTGAGCCACATGAAAGTCACTGTCCGGGATTTGAGGGAGGCGGTGAGAAATGAGCGAATGTAAACATAATAAAAATGGGGTGTGTCTACTACTAACGTGGATACATGGAACCAGAAGGGCGTGCAATCATCGACACTTATTCCGTATCGGTGGTGAGGTTGTTGAGCCACATGAAAGTCACTGTCCGGGATTTGAGGGAGGCGGTGAGAAATGAGCGATGAAAATGATATATTGGTGGTCTGCGACAAATGCGACGGGACTGGTATGGTGCCACTGAGCGACGATAAGAAATTCATATGTCAGGATTGCGAATACGGCAATATTATGCTTGAACACGATGAATGTGAGGACTGCGGGGAAGAGAGAAAGAATTTCGTCCCACGGGACAAGCCCTGTCCGGGGTGCGTAGAAAAGAACAAACAAATACAATTGATATCATCCGAACTGGAGCGGGCCAATGATGCGATGCGTACATATTGTGAAACTTGTCATGGTTTATGTAGGGATTGTCCCATCGCCGAATTCCGTGACCGTCCTGGTAGGAAGGGAGGCGGTGAGTGATGAAATGAAATGTTTTAAGGTGGTATGACATGGATTTAGTTCATACACACACCGTTGTATGGTATGACCGGTACGGCAACGAAATAGGTTGGGACAATGGCGTTATTATGGAAATCTGCATCCGTGTCCAACAACTCATCCGTGATGGTAGCGTAGCCAAGATTGTTATCGAACGAAATTATAAGACAGTAAAGGAAGAAGAGGAGGAAACCGACCAACTCATCGAAGAATTGGATAGTGCCTTTAAAAACATGGAGAAAGAAGGAAAGAAGGAGGTAAAGTAATGACGAGGCCGAGCGGTAGGAAGTGCCCCAAATGCGGTGGCCCACTGGAACGAGGTCTCAACGAATGGCCTCAGTGGTGCAAGCAGTGCGATAAGATGGTATCAGCGGATGAGTCAATTTGGGATGAAGATGCTTATAAGAAAAAAGGAGGGGAGATGATGCTGAATTATAGAGAAGCGAACGATTTGTTAAAGAAAATAGATGACCTCAAGACCGAGGCGGAATATTGGTTAACTCGTGATGCTGAGGCGGAACGGAAACTCGAGGACGCCAAAGAAAAAATAAAGGAATTGGAAACTGGGTGCGCGGAACTACATAGAGTATTGACCGGATTATATATGTGGTATGGGGAACCCCTAACTACGAAGCAGAAAAGGATAGTAGAAGAAACACTGAAACGCTATGACCCGAAGGACCGCTACGGCAAGAAGGGAGGCGGTGAGAAAAAAACCCCGGCCCCCGAGCCGGGTTGTCCGTCGTGCGCATATTATGCTATGGATTTGAGAATGGAGCCATGTGTGTCGTGCGACCGGAAACCGGGATGGAGGGGAAATCACTGGAGGATAAAACTGGAGGCGGTGAAAAATGACAAACAAGAGGGAGGCGGTGAGAAATGAAAAAATGCAAGACGTGTGCAAAGAGGAGCAACAAAGGAACACCGGTATATGATGGGTCATGTATTGATTGCCTCCGCGCCGAGGTCGCCCGCCTGGAGGCCGAGTTGAAGAAGAGGGACCAGGAAATTCGATGCGTCGCGCATGGATGTGACCCACCATACCCGAACGATGAATGTAGACGTCTTAAATGCGACAGGATTATCGAGCAGGAGTCGGGGCGGGCAAAGCCGGATGGCAACGTCACCCCATCAGATGTCAGTGGCGGGGTGAATACTGACACGTCCGGCCCCGAAACCCCGGCCCATAATAAGAAGACGGGTGACGGGAAAGATAGATAAAAAGAAATGTGGGAGGAATAATATGAGTGAGGATATATTAATCATGCGTATTCAAAAAACGGCCCACACAGAGGTTAAAGAGGAATGGAACATATGGAACATATTGAACCATATGGATGCACCCCTTATGTGCATATGGTGTGACAAAAGGTTCACACTCCGGGAATCAATTGAAAAACGAGATTACATGCACCTATTTTACTGCTCAAAGGAATGTGAGGAGGCGCAAAACTCATTGTATGGGCGGGTCAAGACCTGGCTTATAGATCACATCCGGTGTCCGTTATACCGGTTATACTATGCAACAATCTTCCAATTTCAGCACAGAGAAAAGCGAAGGGTGTGTCCTAGTTGCGGTAGGAAAATGACTATGGAAACCGATTTCCTGCAAATGTGCCTGAACGAGCATTGTCCAGATAATGGGTTTGCAGCTTGCTTCGATAGTGAGGCTGGCAAATGGAAGGAGTTATAAATTTCAGGAAGGATAGATAAACGGAAAACACCCCACAAAAGAGGCTGGTGAGTAGAAATGGATAGAATAGTTGAAGTATCGCAGATAACACAATTCCGAGAGTATGACGGATGGGTCCAAGTACTATGTATGGTTATTGATGATGTGATATACACTGACGAAATTAAGATATCTTAAAGAAACGATAAGTTAACCGGCGAAGATTGGCTATCGCGAACACATCCAGGTAGCATCATTCCTCTGCCTGGTATTTCATCACCCTTGTGTTTGCTTGAGGTTCGATTCCTCTTTTCGCCATGGGAGGTGGAAACGTGGTAAAGTTTGAGGAAGTAAAACCAGAGGAAATCAAGAAAGTAGAAGGCAAAGCACGTGGCAGATTCTCCACACCGATTATCCAGGAGTTTATAGAATCTGGCATGTATATGGCGAAAATCGACAGGAAGAACGACCCCGCACTGGGGAAAAGACCCCTAATGAGCATCTATACTGGGCTTGGACAGACTTGCAGGAAACACATGTTACCCGTGAAAGTACAACAGGTGGATGGAGAAATCTATCTTAAGAGAATCGATATCACACCTGACGGAAAGCCAATCGCGGGTTGGAAGGAAAAGGCAGGATACAAGCCCAGAAAGAGTGCAGAAATAGAGCCAGATAAAGAAGAGGCAGTGGATATCGATGACGCCATATTTGAAAAAGAGTAAGCGAGTCTTGATATGTGTGTCTGAACTTTATAATGCCAGAGAGCTTTTTGGCACTATCAAGGTACTCAAAGAAAACGGCATTGCTATAGATGTCGTTTCTGGACAGATATACATACAAGATGAAAACAGTCCAAAACAATTGAGGCTGAAGATGACTTATGAAACTCTCGATACGCAGGATATCACAAACCGCTATGATGGTGTAATATGCGTATCAGGAGCGTTGAAACCCACAATGGCACAGTGGAAGAATAAAGTTATTCAGGATATCGTGCAACAGATGAATGCAGCAGGAAAGGTCTGCGCGGGAATTTGTTGTGCTGCACCCTCTGTGGGTCCTGCTATGAAAGGAAAAAGAGTTGCTACATACGATACCATTCGGGCGAAAGACTGGTGCGAAATTAATGGTGCTATTTTGACAGGAAAGACCATGGAGATAGATGGAAATGTAATTACTGCTGCCAATGAGCAAAAGACAGAGGATTGGGCGGAGGCAATTGTGCAGTTCTTAATAAAGGGGGAGTAACTATGGTCTTCCAGAAGACAAACATAATTATTGAGATAGCAAAGTCCTCACGAAGTACTTGTCATTTGTGTGGAGACCAAATACATAAGGGAAGACCAAGAATGGGTGTAGGTGATTATACTGGTTCATATGAGTTCTTCTGTGAGGAGTGTGCGAAGGAAATACTTAAGGAGAGATTGAAGCAACTGAAAGAAATGATAAAGAATGCTGGTGTTAGGTGATGACATTGGAGATAGACCTTGAGTTTATTTTCAGATGGAGAGAAAGAATGAACATGAATTTTGATAACAACGATGAAGACAGGGCTGCTGCCATTGATATGAGCTACGAAGTGATGGAAACATATATAGAAGCCATACTGGAAAGAGAAAGGTGTAAAACACCAGAAGGCTTATCGACCGATGCAAAACAAAGATATGATGCGGCACAAATAATAATGAAAGATTTCCTTGAGATAAAGAATTTGCTGGAGGACTAATTATGGGACAACAAACAATAACCCTAACCCTCGACCGTGAGACCAAGAGAATGGTAAGATACAACAACAATGAGACCGAAGGGAATGCCACCTATTACTTCCCGAAAGTGTGGTTTAAGGATGGAGTTCCTGAAGTCGTAACTCTCACACTAGAGTGGTAAACAGAATTTTAGATATTAATAAAGAGAGGGCTTAGTATGGACAGATGTGAGAAATGTGGGAGTGATATCCCTGGATTCCCTAAGACATACTTGAAGCTGCGCTATGTGAAGATTTTAGACCAAGCAGGAAGAGAAATCAAATGTCAGTGGCTCTGTATCAGATGTCGTGGAATCCTGAGAAAACAAGGATTAACTATCCGAATGGTGATATGATGGTTATCACTAAAGAAGAGTTCGAGGAAAGAAGAATCAACCCTAACATACAAAGAATAGGCAAGAATCAAGCGAAATTATTGGATATTCTACGGAAGGACCTTAGTAAAGCATGGTCACAAGCAGAACTACAAAAGAAACTGCATATTGAGTATATGTCTGCAGTTAATTACGCTTTGCATGCACTTCAGAAAAAAGGTCTAATCGAAAGTAAAATAGTCGAGGGAACTATCTACTGGAGGGCGATAGATGAAAACGTTCCTGGGGTCGTACTCGAAGATTCAAGAGATAGTAAAACATAAACCCATGATAGCTAAGACTGAACTGGCGAGAGAGGTCGAGAGGAAGTGTAAGATATCTCGGTCGGAAGCTCTACAGTGGATTGATAAGGCTTTAGAGTATGGTCTTATACAGGAGATAAAACAGAGGAAAAGTGGAAAGCAGGGAAGACCACCAAGGAAATATATATGTCGACCAAAAGGGAGACGTGCTGAGGATGGATAAAGCTGACATGTACAAAGGGTGGTTCGGACTGATTTTGCTGATGGTGATGATAGTTGTATTTCTGCCCACTGGGATAGCTAGTATGTGTTGTTTGTTTGTTATCATGGTGATATTCTTTGTAACAATACTCATATCATTTGGAGTTGCATAATAATGACGGAAAAATTATATGCAAAGGTAGTTGTCCAGTCTATGCGCATGCTGGAAACAAACCAACTCGTTGCCGAGGGATATGTCGAAATTAATAAGCGCAAAATTCCCTGGGATGCTGTCATTAATCAGAAAATGGTGAGGTTTAACAGTGAACAAATGGAATTCCCTAAGATGGAGAAGGAGTTAAGGGAAATTGTCCTGTCCACAATCGGACAGGTGAACATTCCAGCGGTCAAAACGTTCACAGTGCAAAAAGGGTGACCGAATCTTGGTCACCACTATTTAAATACTCATAAATTAATATAAAAGGTGATACAATGCGTAGGAGGTACTCAGAGGAGGAGATGCAAGAAGCGGAAAATAGAGCTAAGCGGAGAAATCAAAAGAGAAGGGAACAATGTTTTGCATGCAGGTTTCACGAACCTTTAAGTGAACCTGTTGAAAAGAGAAAGTGTACGAATAAAAAGGCGAAAGGAATTGTCTCAAAGGGTGATTCTTGTCCATTCTTCGAGAGAAGATGGCCAGAGAACTTAACGCCTGTAGAACTGGAGGAATGAGTGTGGGAGAATTAAAATTTCAGACTATTAAAAATGCCATGACGCATTACACAGGGATGAAAATCTCGGATAAGTCAGTGAGGGTCTTCACGGAGATAGTTGAAAGCTTCGTGAAAGAGATGGCTGAACAATCTGCGAAGTTTGCGGGACATGCAAAAAGACAGACTATCCGAGAGGAGGATGTTCTTCTTGCGAGAGAAGTCGTAAAACGTCCATGAGTGGAGGGAGTTGAATGCCCATTGACATGAGTAAATTTAGCGAGGGTGCAGCTCCCAAGAGAAAGAAGCTGCAGATTAACATTATGAAGATATTGCAGAAAAACCCTGATAAAGCAGTTTCATCTGTGGATTTCGAGAGAATATTAAATGCAAGGAGACAGGCAATCAATCAGGCTTTGAGGTCGTTAGAAAACAAAGGAATGGTGGAAAGGGCATATATTAAAGATGGAGCGCGAAATGTGACTTTCGTGACTATAAGGGTTGAATATATTAAGATTGATATCTCAATGATGCTTTAGGTGATGTGATGAGTCTTGAAAGAGCTTTGCAGATAGTAAAAACACTTGAAGAACACAAAGCCCTAGGGGGTTTTAGTGTTGACGAGATTGCTCAAGAGCTGGGTCAGTTTCCCAGTGATGTTGAACAAGAGTTCAAAAGCCTCCAAAAAGTTGGGGCTATTAAATGTTACATGTTTGAGGGTAAACTATATGCTGTCTATGAAAAGGCACTCACTACATCGGAGTATCCTGAAGAGACAAAAAAGACAGACATAATGTTTATATGAAGGCATGCCAGTCTTGGGAATGTCAAAAAAATGTATTCCTGACTTTGGTTTGCTCAAGAGTCAGCACAGTATTTATATCGAGAATGCGATATCAAGATAGCACAATCAAAAAATTGTGTGTTGGAGGAAAGACTATGTGTCCGATAGAGTTAGGAGAGTTCGAGAAGGGCAAGGAGCCCGATGCTGTAAAGGGGTCGACCGTGAAGCCAGCTGTTGAGAAGTTTCTCGCAGAGAACAGCGACAATGCCTACACCACAAGGGAGATATCAGAGGCAATCGATGCGAACAAGGCAACTGTGAACCACACTGTTCGCAAGCTTGTGGAAGAGGGGAAAGTCGAGAGACGCTCTGTCAGCGGGCTCATCTACAACAGGTGGTGCGGCGGGGAACCCAGCGAAGAGTAGTCATACTCTTCACCACTGCGGGGGTAAGGGCTTCCAGATAGCGGGTTTGCAAGTGGCGCGAAAGTTTGCAGGTTTCACCTTTTGCGCACGAAAGAAAATCTGCAGAACAAGCAAACCTCCCTGGCTAAAGTCCTTACCCATTTACTTATTAGCATGGTAGAGTAATGGTATCTCGTAGGCCTCATGAGCCTAAGAAACGTGGTTCGATTCCCGTCCATGCTATCTGGCATTCGGTTGTTGGGAACGTGCGATGCAGGTCCACTTTCTAATAATCGGCCAAATGAGTTGAAGAGAGTAGTCTTCGGGTGAAATTTAGCTGGAGATAACACCCATCGAAAGCTAGATTTGAGGATTGCTCTCTTCAGCAATTATCAGGAGGTGCAGCGATTGATGCAAATAGACAGTAAGTCAGCTCCTTTACAGGTGGGAGACAAAATAGAGATGATAGTTAAGTCAATCTCACTTGGAAAGAATGGCATTGTTTATGTTACATTAGAAAATGAACAACTCTTCAAGAATACTGCCACTGTGATGAAGAGGTGAGATTATGGGTTGTTATACAGAATCTGGGTATATAGCTTGTAGCAGATGTAGCTCAAAGTATTCATGTCCACAGAGTGATTATATTGGTGGAGATAGTCCGAGAGACAGGGGATGGTGATTATGACAGAAATGCCAGATAGAGTTGATGAGGATGTCCCTTCGAAGGAAGAACTAGTAGAACTTGAGTGCACAGAGTGTAATGGACAGGTCTTTGCTATAAGACCCTCCTATGTAGGTGTAATTAACTGTCCGTACTGTGGCTCATATATTGAGGGATGATAATGATGAAAAGCAAAAAACAAATAGCGGAAGAATTTAGTCAAAAACCTGCTGCTCTCGTGTTTCCAGGTGTACCGAAGCAGATAGAAAAAGGGATTTGTCCGCTGTGCGGGGAAGAGATAAACGTAAAGGACTTTAGAGATGAACTCTCAAAAAAGGAGTATGAAATCTCAGGTGTCTGTCAAAAGTGTCAAGATGCAATATGGGGTAATCCACAAGTGGCAAGCTAGGTGATGTATATGGATGAGAGACAGAGAAAGGTTATGATAACACTAGGGAAGGAACTTTTGAATGACTTCAATAAGGAAGTAATGTCAGGAATCCCTGATGAGCTAAAGCTAAATGATGATGAACTTATCAAGTTAGCTCAGTGGATTGAGAATATCAAAAAAACAGTTGATGAATTAAACAGGTACTGACAGGGTAGTGGGGTGAAAGGGCATGCGGCTATCGTCGGTTAGAATATTCCTCCGAGTATCTACCTCCGGCTACGTGTCCCACCGCACCGAGAAAGGACGTTAACAATTATACCCCGTTGTTAACTGCCCTCGGAAAGGTAGGGAGTAGAAGTGCTAGCTGCACCTCCGCTCTCTACCTTCTAAAGTAGGTGATAATATGCAATATCTGGTTAGGTGCAAAGAATGTCATATCAAGTGGTACTACATGAATCATTCAGATAGGTTGATTAAGGAGATTGAGGGTGGAAACACCACCTGTAAAATATGCGGGGGAATGTTGGCAGTTGAAAACATTCCACAAGAAGACCTTATTTTAATAACACAGCAAATGTCAAAAAAACATACTATAATCACAAAACGCATTCTAACACGGTTGTTGGACAGAACAACTTATAAGTGGCAACAAAGTGCTGACCCTAAAGACCCCGAGTTAGAACTAAAGGAGGAAAATGCACATGAAAACGACACTAAGTGATGATGTAAACCATCCTGACCATTATATGGTTGGTGGGATTGAGACAATTGACATCTTGAAGGCGAAAATGACAAAAGAGCAGTTTCTCGGTTTTCTCCGAGGGAATATAATAAAGTATCTCACTCGCATGGAAAATAAGGGAGATACAATTAAGGATTTAAAGAAAGCACAGTGGTACTTAGAGAGATTAATCACAGAGATGGAAGGTTGAATGAGGGACTTTCATGAGTAAAAGAAAGAAGCCCCATACAAACAACTGGAGTATAGTTGGTTGTGTGTTAGTGTCCGCTGGAATTTTAGTTTCCTGGATAGCTACAACACAATACATGGGAACACCGGATGAGTGCGAAGAAACAGATGAATGGGGAACCATCGCTCATCCTGATAAGTGTATAGCAGAAAAGAGCGCCATGAATTCCGCGGGACAAGCATTCGAACAATTATCTTTAGTGTTTGTATTGGCTGGAATTGGATTTATATTATTCGGGAAAAGGTGAGAGGATGACAGAAAACGTGAAAATGCGACTGTATATCTACGACTGTGAGTTCAAGGCTATCTTCAAGCAGCATACCTGGGAGGAGACAGAAGAGAGCTACGTGAAGCACCCTGGTGTGAAGTACTTCTTGAAGAAGAACAAAACCACTGAGGGAAAGTGGGCATTGTTCAAAGGAACGGAATTCAAAAGACACCTCACAGACGCGGAAGCAGCGTTATTGGGATAGAACTGAAGATATGTAAAAAAATGTAAAAATGCTAACTCGATAGGGGCGAGAGGTATGCCTATCCCTAGAAGATATCTGTATAAGTCAGGAAGACAGATTAGAGAGGAAAGACTTAGGAATGCTGCCCGAAAGGAAATGAAACAGCAGATTCAGGAGATTAGAAAACAGAAGAGACAACAGGGAGAACAAATTGAGCCGGGAACTTTGACAGAAGCATGTTTTCATTTTGATAGAAAATACAAGTTGTGTATGTTCTTAAGATGTAATCCTGGTCAATGCGATGGTATTTGCCCCAATTGGAAAACATTCGAAAAGAAGTTCGTTCGTAAATATGGTAGGAGCAAACACATCACTAGGGGATATATGGACTGGTATGATTTAGTAACAAACCATAAGTGGAAGAGCGCACTGATACCGGCATCAGATAATCGGAACATTTCGCAGAAGACATTCGGGTGATGCATTGCCTAAAGTTATGGTGTATCCAGATGGAGCTATAATAATGGATTATGGCGGTGTGGGAGTATATGATAGGATTGATATGTCACCGTGCAGGATGTTTGAAATCTCTATTCAAACGTATATTGGGATTCAGAAAAAGGCAATAAACATCTTCATGAGGCACAGCCAAACATTGATGTATGTTTCCAAGATAGAGGAAAGTAAAGGAATTAAGTTAGATGCCAATCACGTACTATATTAGGTGGTAGAGATGACAGTTGCTGAGATAGGAAGAACTATAGTATGTCCACGATGTGGCAGACAGTATCGGTCGTGGCTGCCATATAAGATTGAAAGAAAGTGTTTATCGTGCGGGGAACAGTGGATGGAGGAATAGTATGATCTACGGACCAAGAAGATGTGGAAATTGTACCCACTTTCCTGGAAATGCTGCAATATGTAAGTTAGATACAATGAAAACTCGGAAGAGAGTATACTTTAATGATTATTCTTGTGAGAATTACAAGGAGGGGGATAATGGAAAGAATCCCAGATGAAGAAAGAGAAATTCTAGAGAATACTCTGCAAAAGATAAAGGATGTAATCACAGAGTTTCATCTTATGATAAATCACCCCTGGTATAAACCCACAGTTTTACAGCTCAAAAATTTAATACAAAGAGTAAAGGACCTAGTACAACACCCATTAGATTGTAAAGGGTGTGAAAAAGATGATGGAACCTGTAGAGAGGACTGCATAAGACATCCGCTGATGAAGGATTGTTACATTCCAAAAAGGTAAGTAGATAAAAGGAAAAGGAAAGGAGGCCAAATGGATATGACAAGCAACGAGATGGAACCTCTAGAAAAGCTATGGGAAGAGTTCGATAAAGAGATGCAGTCATATGATGAGGAATGCAATAATTGTGATTATTTACATCAGTGGTCGGAAGCAAGAGAGTTCTGGGGGGCTCCATGTCACGAGGATTTAGCTGAATGCACTCTTCCAGGAGATAAGTTACTTGAATGTCCAAGATTTGCACAGTGGTTAATTAGAAAGGGATACAAATACCAGATTTGAGTTGATAGCTGAACAATAGAGGTTTGGAACTCCTGAAAAAGGAGGGATAGTGATGCACAAAAGAACAAAAGAAATTCGTAAATATACTGAAATACCACAGAAGGAAATCGAGGATGACCAGTGGTCTAAACCGTTCCATGTAGGACAAGTTGTTGAATTATTTGGTGTTTCTATGCGGGTGGCTAAAATAAAAAGATTCAAGAAACAAATCGTTTTCGAACCTGCAGATGAGAAGGTGAATAAATGAATACTCAGTGTCCTAAGTGTGGTAAGATAATGCACGAAAAACGTGACAATGATGGAGACCGCGATTGGGTTTGTGGCCGATGGTGTGATTGTGGGTATAAAGAAGGGGATGTCTAGGCGGAAAGCAGAGATGTCAAAGTTAGTACTAAAGCGCACAGCTTTAGTAAAACCAGAAGATATAGAAAAAGATTATCCTGATGGGAATAAGACTCAAAAGGCTGCCGTCGATTGGGATAAATGCAAAATCTGTGGAAAGCCTATCAACCCAGACATTGGGTACTGTGAAGTATGTGAAATAAACAAGGAGGATTTAGATGCCGAGAAGAAAAGAGATTGAAGAAGCATGGAAAATACATGACTCTAACCCAGATGAGTTTGAGTGCCAAAAAGACAAGGATTTCAGCAGTATACATAGTCACTATAATAAGGCATGTAAGAGAAAGGTGTTAGCATATGCGCAAACACACCCCATCGTTAGACAAAAGATGGAACAGCAAAAGGTGCATAAGGAAAAATGCAGAAAGTGTGGGAAAAAACTCTCGAAAAGGAAAATGATTGAGATGGAAATTGCAGTTAAAGAGGGGGTAAAAGAGAAGATAGAGAAAGTTCTTTGGTGTTCTAAGTGTATACATACCTATAACCGCAGTGAACAGCTCAAGGCAAAGAAACTTGCTAGAGATATTTTGAAAAGACAGCAGCTTATTGAGGAAGCAGTTAAGAACTGTAAAAACTTCGGCAATGGTAATTTTACAACTACAACGTGCATGCAGTGTAAATATTGGGACCCATGTTACAATGTGACAAAACAAAAGGGAAAGGAGAAAGTAGATAATTCGAGTGTGGTATGAATGTTCTGTAAGATGTGTGGAACGCTTATGCGAAGAGGTATCTGCCCTCGTTGTAAATCAACAGAGGGAAAGGACCCACCGCCTCCTACCCGAAGAGATGGTCTTACAGATACAGAAATACGCAAGCAGGAACATATCCAAAAGCAGAGGAAGAAGCAGTCCATCTGGGTAGTGCCCAATGATGACTAATGCAAACCTATTCATCTTTCTCGAGTACTTTCACAAGAGTTGCAGGACGTCCGCCTTTCAATCCCGACTTTTCCTGAATCAGAGTAATGCGTCCTTGTCTCTTAAGAAGCTCCAGTATCTGAGTTGATTGACTATACTCAAGACCAAAGTCTGTTAATCGGTTCTTAACCTGTGTGATGGTACAAAGGTCCATTTCTCTTACAACATTGAAAACCTCAGTGGTTTCAGCACCCTTCTTGATATCCATTCGCCAGCCATGAATCTTAGAAAACATTTCACCTAATGTAGGGTCCATTGCAATATGTAACTTAGAATCCCCACCATTTTGAGTGGCCATTGCATATCCCGCTGCTACCCTCTCATATAACATCTCCTCGAAGTGAGGAATATGAAGTCTATCTAGCTTTGCGTAGATACTCTTATCAAATATTACCTTTTCCACACTCTTTGACGTATCAACAATCTTCTTAAGGTTCTGTCTCAAATTATGTAACGTTGTAGTACTAGGGAAAGACGTCTTCGCTAACCGTCTGCTTGCTTTAATTTCCTCGGACTCTGCTCTAGTAGGTACAAAATATATGAATATAAATCTTCTTCCTAAACCACTCGTTAGATTGAACCTTGCTGGCTGACTTCCTGTGAATAAACTCATATCAGTGATGTACTGTATCTTACCTAGAGCCAGTCGTTTAATACAATATCCAGAGTCAAGGGCAGTTAACATAGCGCTATCCAAATTAACACTGTGGTCTTGTTTCATAGAGTTCGTCAAAACTGCAAATTCATCGATTCCAAGGAGGCCTTCCCTATGGTCATAAGCAGCCCCATACTGTTTAACAGGCTCTCCATTAACTACCTTAATAGTTCCCGTAAAACCAGCTTCCGTCATTGCACCTTCAAACCCTGTCTGAATATGTTCACACCCACCAACAATACTAGTGGGTCCATCGAGAAACTTTTGTAGCATCAATGTCTTCATATATCCTGGTGGTGCACAAAAGAAAACATGAACACGCAAGTTACCTAATCTTCCGTGCTCTAAGAAAAACTCCCGCTTTCTGTTTTCCAAGTTTAATAAATGTGTGCCTATTGAGCAAATAAAAGGAGGAGCAAACCGTGATGCGAATGCTACCTTGCATTGGTCAAGGTAACTTAAAGAATTGTTATAAAGGTCATCTTGCATCGAAATCAATCTCTGTTCATCAGGTTGTAAATCAGCTGTGCAGTTTCAGGACCGATACCTTCAACACTCTTCAACTGTTCGATATCCGCAAGACAAACTCCCTTAAGGGTTTTGAACCTATCAAAAAGTCTCTTTGCTTTAGAGCGGGTCAACCCAGGTACAGTTCTTTGCAACATCTTCTGCGGGTCATACATCTCGTACTTAGCAGCAAGAGTTCTCTCTTCCCCCCATTTACCTTCACTTATCTTAGTGCACATTCTATGAGCCACTTCAATAAGGGTCTTATCATCGGGAAACCACATTACATTAATTCTTTCTCTAACGGTCAAACTTGCAATAGTTCCATATACAACATTAGGGTTAATCTGCATGTTCAATTGTTGTTTGAACTTCCATTGTAATTCATCCAAAGAGCCACTGATAAAAAGAAACGGAATCTCATGCAGTTGTTTCAATCTTTTAACCTGTTCAAAGATTCGTTTACTCTGAATACTTTGAACCAGGTCATTAATGGCTTTCCGCTCTATTCCAACAACCTCGGATGCAGGTTTTGTATTCCTTCTCAATACAATATCTGCATTCAATGCAGTAACTCTGAAGTCAATACCTTTCCCTTTAACCAAACTAACGAACTTTGGTTTTTCTCTACTGTCAATCAAAAATTCCCAACCGCGTTCCATTGTGACACGTCCTGTATTCCAGTAACTCCGGAGAGCATGGTATTTAATATCGCATTTCGGGTATTTAAAGTTTCATGATTGTCGTACGCGCGCCACAACGAGAGGCAGAAACCTTTATATAGTAATAAGACAATATCTTGATGTCACCAAGTATAAAAGAAACCCACAATCAGTGTTTAAGGAGGTGTTTGTGACGGAAGAAAACGATGAAAAGGTAACGGTTGAGATAAAACCAGAGGATGAAGGAAAACCGTTAATCTTTTCAACTATCCTCGCCCAAAACGGGCAAGCAACCATAAAGAAAGATATCCGGGAACGATTAAATCTTGAGCAAGGGGATACATTATATCTCAAGGTGTTGAAAGTGATTAATCCACAGGGAAAAACAACCTACGAGTCTGTGGAGACAATGCAGTAGACGTCACTGCGAGGGAATACCATGGGAACACTAGAAGACAAAATAAACGCCTTAGGCGTTGAAAAAAGCGTAAAAGAGCAGTTGAATGCTCTCGCTGCCCGATGCGAGCAGAAATTGGGTATAAAGGCCGTATCGGTGGTGGAAAGATTTGAGAATGAGGTCAAGGCAGTTCGGAAGAAGCTTCCAGGCCTTGATGAGAAGACTGCTATGAAAAGAGCTTTTGTCAAGATTAAAGGAGAGTACAAACAGGAGCTCAGGTCAGATGCAGACTTCTTCGAGGGGGTAGTTATCGGAGTTAACGAACCCTTTGATATGGTACGTAGAGCCCGACAGGAAGCCAAAGAGATGTGGGTAACTGACAAGGAGAAGGCCATCAAAGAGGGGTATTGTGATGTGGATGGCAAACCTCTTGACCGCAAGGAAACCTACGCGAGTGGAGCATCCAACAGAAACTTCGGGAAACCACTCTCGGAGCACAGCTATATCCAGAATGTGTTCGGATTGTGCAGAAAGCAAGGGGACAAGGACTTCAAGGTATTCAAGATGGCATTGGGGGAGAACCTTGCTGGAAAGCTAAAGGTGCCTGTGATGGTTCCCACACAATTCCGTGCGAACGAGGCAACCACTCAGAGAGACCCAAACATCTTGAGTTTAAACCCCTACTCAAGGTTGGCGTTCGAGAAGATGCCCATACCCGAAGACTTCGATGTGCTCGACATCCTGTCTCACAAACAGCTTGAGAACATTACCGTGGAGTTGGACGAAGTTCCAGATTACCACGGCAGGGTTCAGAATGACCCACAGCGGGTTGTTATCACTCAAGGTGATGTACAACACATATCTCCAGATGCCAACCCCACAACGGGAAACAAGATGATGGTGCTAGACGACGAAACTATGGGTGATGATTCCATGGGTATAACCTGTTGGATTCCTCCACACCTTCACGATGTGATTGACTTCGGTGCGGGGTCCAGGGTTATCGTCGTTGGAAGCACAGTGCAGGCGGACTTCCAGGATGGAGTGAACTATCTCATTAATGTAACGGGGATATACGCACTGCCAGAATATAAGCTCCCACCGGATGAGGTACCAAGTGCTGTGGTCAAAAGGGACATGAGACAGGTAAGGTAGAGATGAGGTGATTTTTTTTGACAGGTTGGGCTGTACAGAACGGAAAAGAAGAAGCGCCCGAGCCTCAAATCTACACGAACTCCCAGGTTGAGCAGTGGTTAAAAGCCGGACAAAAAACCACTGCGTCGAAAATCTGTGTGGTTCTGTATGGGCATGATGGCGTGTGTAAGACTGGAGCAGCAATGGATTGTTACAAGGAAGAAGACTTAAAAGCCGGTAAGCAGATAATCGTCTTCGATTTGGATGGAAGTGCTGGTCCTATAAAGTCTTCGTATCACAAGAACAGCGAGAACATAGTAATATTTGACCCATTTGTACTGACGGAAAAGGGTGAGATTGATTATGTCTCGACGTATAATAAGATATTGGCTGTAGTTCGTTATCTCAATGAAAAGGAAAGCGAACTAAAGCTACACGCCATCATTTTTGATGGTCTCGATACCTTGCTGAAGATATGCGAGTATGTCATGAGGTATGAGGACCTAAAGTTGGACCCTAACACACAGATAAAAGATTCTTGGCAGTGGCAGCGTAGAAACAAAAGGTACCTCACTGTGGTTCTGTTGCTAAAGAAATTAAAGTGCATGAAGTTCTTTACAACACACCTTAAGGAAGAGAAAAAGTGGGTGTCCGCAGGTACGGGAAAGAGAGAATTAACTGTTGAGGGATACCATCCGGATTGGGAGAAAAGTACACCAGGAATCATGTTTCAAAAGGTACTATTGGATAGGAAACCAATCGCGGAAAATGGTGAGGTGGTGTTTGAGGCTGTCATGGAAAAGGCAAAGGGTGCGTTACACCTAGAGGGCAAGACATATACTATTGCCCGTGTAATGCAGGGCGGAGATACAGAGTGGATGGGACTCAAACAAATGATAAAGGAGCTCGAGTCCGAATCTGCTATGTAGCCCGCCCTTTAGTTTATTTGGTGATTACATGCAGTACTATGCTATTTCGCCGCTAAACGGATTAGATGTTGTTAAGAATTGTTCTCATTATCTTGTAGTAGCCCAGTGGTTGAAAAACCAAGCGTATAGAGTGTTTTTCAAATCGCGAGTTGCGGCAGGATGTCATCTGATTCTAGATAATGGAGCCTATGAGTTTGGAGAGGCAATGCCTGATGAGGAGTACTGGATGTACATCGGGCAAATGAACCCATCCATAGTGGTTGCACCTGATAAATTTCAGGATGGTCAGGAGACTGTAATGCGAGTAAACAAATTTCTGAACCAGATGGAAACTCAATTTATGGATAATCGATTCGAGGTAATGGGCGTTCCACAAGGCAAAACAATCAGAGAATGGTTTATCTGTTTCGAGTATCTTTGCGAAATGGTTGATGTTATTGGAATACCGACTGCACAGTTTGGAGATAGGACAGGGATTGTAAGGCAGTTTCTCAGCTCTAAGATTGATGATAAAAAGACACCGAGGATTCATTTACTTGGTCTTTGGAACCCAACCGAGGTAATGCATTATCACGATGTGCCCCGGGTACAAAGTATTGATACAAGTATGCCTTTTAAGTATGCAGAAAAAGGGTTATCGCTATTCGCGGAAAAAAAACCCCCTGCGGACTGGAAACTGGATTGGGAGAAGAGCTACAATGAGACGGAGTTGAAGTTAGCTGCAGGCAATCTCAAGACTTTTATGGAGATGTGTAAAGGTGTGTGAACAATATATTCTGATGGCATTCGACTATACGGTAAGAGGAGGTAAGCCGGAGATACACCTCTTCGCTAGGAATATTTCTACTAAGCATCAGATGGTGGTGGGCTACCGACCATATTTCTATGCACCTTGGGAGGATTGTTATCAGATTGCAGAGGAAGGTCCCTTTCCTGCTGTTGACCACGTAATGGTAGGAAAGATATATACGGAGTTACCGAAGGATGTTCCGGATATGGCTAAACGGTATCATGCATATGAGGATAAGATACCGTTTCCCTTGAGGTGGTTGATAGATAAAGGGATAAAAGCAGCCTTCCAAGTGGAGAAGGACGGAGTTTGTAAACCTATACCTGATTTTCACTGCCCAATGACAGTTTTTACGATTGACACAGAATTAGAAGTTGTTAAAAGACCTAATGGAAAATGGTCCACAATCCAAGATGCAATGATGGGAAAACAAATGATTGTGTCTGTTTGCTATGAGTATGAGGGACAGCGAACTTTGATTACAGCAAAGAACGAACTTGAGGAACAACGGATGCTACAGCAGTTAGTCAAAGATATACGTCAATACGACCCTGATGTGTTAACCGGATGGAATGTATCTTTTGACTTAAGCTGTATAATCAATAGATGTTTACACTATGGGATGGACCCACATGATATATCGCCGATGCATTATGTGGATATAAGGGAAAGAGAAATACATGTTGCAGGGAGAAATGTATTTGACTTACGAGAGGGTTTCCGGAAGTACTTCCAAGGACGAACATTTGACTCTTATGCTCTTGAGGATATAGCTGCTAGAACAGAGTTTTTAGGTTACCCACCAGATGGATTTAACTACCACGAATACATGAACAGAGATAATACTGCAATGATAGGTCCTTATAATGAAAGAGATGTGGATAGGACGGTTAAGCTCAATAAGATGTTAGACTTGATAAATCATTTTGATGGAGTGAGAAGAGTAGCAGGGTGCCGTTTGCAGGATTCTCTAAATACTAGCAAGTATGCAGACATCGCTATGTTAAGACAATACCATGGAAAATACGTACTTGGGACTAAAGGATATAAAGTTGATGTACAAAAGGTAGAAGGAGCGATGGTTCTAACACCAAAGCGCGGAGTACATAAGAATGTTATCATGATTGACTTTGCAGGAATGTATCCGTCAATCATCATGTCTAATAATATCAGTCCTGAATGCCTTTGCGGTCCGGACTCTGATGCTTTTGAAATTAATGGAGTGTATTTTAAGAAAAGGCCATGGGGTGTTGTGCCACAAACAGTAGAGGAATTTATGAACCATAGAAAGAGTATTAAAGCAGAAATGAAGAAGTATGATAGGAAACACCCATTATATAAGATTCTAGACCTCAGGCAATATAGCATTAAGCAGATGATTGCTGCAATATATGGTTTCTTTGGTTTCCCAGGAAGTAGACTATATTACCCTCAGGTTGCAGGAAGCATAACTGCAATGGGAAGAAAAAATATGATGAAGACTGTTGAGTTCATGAAGAAGCAAGGATTTGAGACAATTTACGGGGATACTGATTCACTACTCATTACTGTTCGAGGGGATATGATAGAAGAGGGAAATCGGCTAGAGGGTATGGTAAATGATTTTTGGAAAGAAGAGGCAGCACGTATAGAAATGCATATGCCTCCAGTCATAGAGTTTGAGATAGGATATTCACAAGTACTTCTCAGTGCAAAGAAAAGATATGCAGGTCGTTGTACTTACTATAAGGGCAGACCAACAGATGAAATAATTATGAAGGGTTTCGAAGCAAGGCGTTCGGATTCAGCGTTAATAAGCCGTCAAGCACAAACGGATGTTTTAAACATGATTCTCAATGAAAAACCGGAAGCGGAAATTAGAAAGTATATTAGGAATATTGATGTAAGGTCTTTACCTTTCGAGGAAGTAGGTATTCCGGACCCTTTGAGAAAACCTCCGGAAACATATGTCAACAAAGCATCAATACTACATGTGTTTTACTCTAATATGTATCTGGGAAAGAGTTTTCAAGAGGATAGTCGACCATATGTGTTTTATATCAAAAGAGTAAAACCAGGGATGCCTGCCAATATTCTATTACCTATGCAAAATGGACAGAAAAAGTATTACAAGGTAGATAGGATTGCCCTAGAGAATGAACAAGACTTAAAGGAATGGTGGGATTATATAGATTGGCGAACACAAGCACAAAAGGTGCTGGAAAATAAATTGGAACCAATATTATCAGCTTACGGATTATCAATGTCAGAGGTCAAGTCAGGACAGAGACAGATAACGTTAGGAGAGTTCTAATATGTATGGCAAATATCAGATGGATAAGAAAAGATTGCTAAAGGCAATTGAGCAATTTATTTTGCAAAATCCTGTGACTGAGGATGAAGCAGTAATGCTTCTCGAGGAAGTGGGAGATAAGCTGTTGGATGGCTATACAATGGAAGCTATCGTCGAAAAAATGAACTTCGATATGCTGGAAGATATTATGATGAGGAATAAGAAGTTCACTGATTTCACTAGGGCGAATAATCCTAGAGGGAAGGAGGTATCAACACCAGAGAGTTTGTTGATAGACCTCTCGAAAGATGCTGTTTTAACCCCTGTAGGAAAAAAGGCAGTAGATGATGCTCTTGTGGAGATAGGCATGTTAAGAAATGCATTAGCCCTTCATGATGAGGTCACGGAGTATCAAAATGAATTACCTTGGAAATGGTGGGGGAGGGGAGTGTGGCATCTTAATAAGGAAAAGGCACTTGAAGAGCTCATCGATTTGATTCATTTTGTTTTTGTGTCGGTGGATGATATGGGATTTACACCAGTGGACTTCTATAATGCATACGTTAAGAAGAACCAACACAACTGGAAAAGGTTTCAAGAAAAAATAGGATGGAATGTTAGTGCTAATGTTCAACAGGATAGTCCTCTCGATAATCGAGAGAAAGTGAAAGTAACCTCGGTAGATAAATGTAAAAAATGTGGGAGAAAGATGAAAGTTGTGGGGTCAGGAATGACACATCACTATGAGTGCATCTACTGTGAGGGAGACAATGAACGAGAAAAGAACTAAGGAGGAGCTTGCAGAGTTGTTTAAAAGCAAGTTCCAGGAAGAGTTTGATATTCGCATACTCCCAGGGAAGAAACATTTGTGGATTGCAATTAGTGAAAAGGAGGAATCAGATGGAACTAACGGAGTTCGCAAGGAAGATACTGGAACAACGCTATCTCAGAAAGAAGGGTGAAAAGATTGAGACTCCTGACGATATGTGTAGGAGAGTAGCTGCAGACATAGCCCTCGCTGAAGAGAAGGTTGTAGATAGAAAAAAGTGGGAGCAGAAATTCTATGAGATAATATCCAAAGGATACTTCCTTCCGAATAGCCCAACACTCGCGAATGCTGGAAAAAAGAATCAACTGCTAAGCGCCTGCTTCGTTTTACCTATCGATGATTCAATGGACAGTATTTATTCAAGACTTCGGGACATTGCAATGATACAAAAATTTGGCGGCGGAACAGGGATGAGTTTCAGTAATATAAGGCCGCGGGGAGACCCTGTGTCATCCACCCACGGAGTTGCTTCCGGCCCAGTAGCATTCATGGCAGCATACAATGGGGTCACAGAAAGTGTAAAGCAAGGTGGAATGCGAAGAGGAGCAAACATGGGGATTATGAGAGTAGACCATCCGGATATCGTTGAGTTTATAAAATGTAAGGATATTGAAGGCAAATTGGCCAATTTTAATATTAGTGTTGCTATTACCGATGAATTTATGGAGCTTGTACAAACAGATGGAAAAATGGCCTTAAGGTTTGATGGAAAGATAAGGGATACTGTTGATGCAAAAACTCTTTTTAAGCAGATTGCTTTACAATCCTGGAGAAACGGTGAACCGGGTGTATGGTTTATCGATATCACCAATAAAGCACATAAAGTACCTGGCATTATCGAAAGTACGAATCCCTGCGGAGAACAACCTCTTCTTCCATTTGAAAGTTGCAATTTGGGAAGCATAAACTTGAGCAAGATGATAAAGAAAGGTGCTGTAGATTTTGAACTTTTGGAAGATGTAATCTATACTGGTGTGAGGTTTCTAGATAATGTAATTGATAGGAATGTATACCCGTTAGATAAGATAGAGAAACAAACTAAAGCAAATCGCAAAATTGGATTAGGAATTATGGGATGGCACGATATGCTTATTCAATTAAAAATAGCATATGACTCAGAACCGGCGATTGAACTCATACATGAGCTGATGTCATTCTTCCAAGAAACCGCACATGAAGCAAGTGTAGAGTTGGCACAGGAAAAAGGTCCTTTTCCTAACTGGATGGAGAGCTCCTATAAAAATGACAAACACCCACCAAGAAATGCGGAAAGAATTACAATCGCACCCACAGGAACTATTGCTACCATTGCCAATTGCTCAGGAGGAATCGAACCTCATTTTGCGATGATGTATAGGAGAAAGGTTTTAGATAGTGAGTTCGAAGTTAAAAACTCCCTGCTAGAGAAGGAGCTAAAAGCACTCGACCTAAAATGGGACACTATTTGGGAGAACAATGGAACTCTGCAAGGATTAGGTGTTCCGCCAGATATAAAGCAGATATTTAAGACCGCACTTGAAATACCATGGCGTTGGCATATCAGACACCAAGCAACATTCCAAAAGTATGTGGATGCTGCAGTTAGTAAAACGATTAATGTCCCCACTGACACTCCAAAAGAAGACTTCGAACAGATGATACAGATAGCCTGGCAAATGGGATGTAAAGGATTAACAGTGTATAGAGATGGTTCTCGACAAGAACAAGTTTTAAGTACTGGAAGGGCTAGAGGAAGACCGATGGAAAGGCCGCAAATATTAGATGCTAAATGTATTAAGATAAGGACCGGATGTGCTAGTCTTTTCACTACAGTAAGTACGTATGAAGGACAAGTGTTTGAGGTTCTAACTAATATTGGTAGGTCTGGAGGATGTCCTCAGGCAATGACAGAGGCGTTATGCAGGGTAATTTCAACTGCTCTTCGAGCTGGTGTTGATGTAGAGGAGATAGTCCATCAGCTCGAAGGTATACGGTGCCCTCATATTGGGCCTGCAATGGCAGGCGATAAACCAATCTTAAGTTGTCCAGATGCAATTGCACGCGCAATTACCAAGGTGAAGCCTGTCAAATCAAAAGCAAGAACTATAGCACCTTGTCCGGAGTGTGGGGGAAGATTAATGTTTGCAGAAGGTTGTGAACAATGCTCGGAGTGTCCGTACAGTAAGTGTGGGTGATATGATGGAGATGCCAAAGAGATGTATGAAGTGTAATGCCCTTCTCGAGAAAAGGCATACATATGATAAAGCAGTGAGTCTAACAGTTGAAGTATATATCTGTACATTTTGTAAAATGGTTCATGAATTCGAGATAGAGCAGGCGGGGTGATTCTATGCATCCGAAGTTTGCTAACTTTATTAAGACCTTTCTTTCGGAAACAGATGCAGAGGTTGTAATACAACTCTTTGAATTGTGTTGGAAACAGTTTAGAATTCTCAGAGCTAGTAGCACTATGAAGTATCACCATGAGGTAGAAAACTATATGCCCTACGGACTAGTTAATCACATTATGAGAACCGTGTGGGTAGCAAATGAGTTGTGCAGAGAAGAACAGGGAAAATACAATGAAAGTGTTCACAAACAAAATGACGTTATAATTGCTGCTTTTCTCCACGACCTAGGAAAAATACTTTCGTATCGACAGTCTCATGCTCAGCTCGGGTTGAAGTATCTGCAGGTTAAGGAGATTACAGACAGCATCCGAGATATGGTTAGCCATCACCATCATAACTGGGATGTACACCCATGTCAGAATGTTTGGGAAAGAATCGTAGCATATGCGGATTATCTAGCATCCCGCCCGGAGATTGAAATCAATGCTCTCGAGGAATGGTACCTAAAACCGGAGGATGAAAAAGATGAGTTCTAGGCAAGAAATTAGCTGGGATTGGGAAAAGATGCCATTGAGTAAGTCAATGGTCCATATGTTTGAACAGTGCCCATATAGATTCTTCTTACAGTTCATTGACAGATACCCGTTTGAGAAAACACCGGAGATGGCTGAAGGAAATAGGTTGCATGATGAATTGGACCAACTGTATAAAAAAATAGATAAAACGGAGATAGTTACAGCAGCTGATATAGCTGAGGCATACAGAAAGTGTCTTCCACCAGTAATACAAATGCAGCGGTTCATAGAACTTGAGCAAAAGAGGTTCTCTACTGTAGCAACAAAAAACTTTTGGCCAGTGCTAACGGAAAGGTTCCTTGAGGATAAGGAGTTAATGTACTTTGGCACTTTAGATAGGTTTGATATTAATGAACGTGGAATTGGAGTGGTGATTGATTATAAAATGGGTAAATTTCACAAGTGGCTGGAAACTAAGTATCGCTTCGAACTTATGGGATATAAACACTTGTTAAAAGCTAATCAGAAAAAGCTTGCTGAAGAAGGGATTGAGTTTAAAGCTATCACATATGGAGTAATAGTATTTCTCGGTGGAGATGAAACAATTGTTTGGGAACAAGAAATAAAGGCAGTTACTGAGAGGACTTTCTATAAGAAAATCCCACATGTAAGGGGGTTAATTCAAAAGTACGATGAGGAAGGAGAATGGCCAAAAAAAATAACACCCTTATGCGCCTATTGTCCATTTGCAGGCAAACCGTGTCAACTTGAACAACAGTTGGTGGGTGAGAAAAAAGAAGGTGATTAGATGGAAAATGTTCAGATAGTTGATAGATATGATGGAAATTATCCAGACCCTGAAACGATGTGTAAAGGACAATGTGAAGGACTAGGTTGGGTACCAGTTCACAAGAACTATCCAAATGATGAGGAAGGACCGTGGCATGATTTGTGGGAGGAAGCTGAAATTATAAATCCTTCGGAAGATGGATGGCATTTCGTTACCTGCCCAACCTGTGGGGGAACTGGAAAAAGAAAATCAGAGGACAAGCCATGAGGATAAACTTTGGGGAAAAGAAAACCCTGTGTCCACAATGTGGTTTGTGGGCAAGCGCGGGAAAAAAGTGTATCTGGTGTGGTGCTGAGCTGCCGCTTAAGCATTTCATAAAAGTCCGATGCTCAAAGTGTCTGAAAATCACCTATGTAGAGAGAATGCATCTGTATGATAAAAATCGCTGTGTGTGGTGTAATGCAGATATAACGGTGGTCAAATGAAAAGGGTAAGAATGACCTATAAGCAGATGATGTCACAAAAAAGGCTCACAGAATATATTCAAGCACCTACTTGGGAGGAACAGCTAAAAAAGCGACCCCCATTAGGAACTCCAGAATATACTGAGTGGCTTAACGGCTTAACACCAGAACAATTTGAAAGAGAATTCGAAGAAAGAAGAAAAAAGACCCAGGAGGAGGTAAAATGAAGTTAGTTACCAAGAGAACGTTTGCAGCTAGTCACAGGCTGCCGGACCACATGGGAAAGTGTAAGGGACTGCATGGTCATAACTGGAAGGTACGAGTTATGATGGAAGGAGAACAAATAATCAAACCGGGAGACCCGCAGAATGGGATGTTGGTAGATTTTCAAAATGTCAAAGGCATCATAGATGCCCTCGACCACTCAGATTTAAATATACTGTTTAATGAAGATGAACCACCAACAGCAGAGAATATAGCTCGATACCTTGGATACCAGTTGTACAGACTACAGGATAACATACACCGGGTGATTGTCCACATATGGGAGAGTGAAGATTCATTTATTGAATGGGATTCAGAAACAGATTTGGAACTCGATTACAAGATAAAAGAATCACTTACTGAAAGTCTATCCGATGTGAAAACTCCCGAGGATGTTTCGAAACAAAGAGAGGCAAACAAAGATATTTTGAATGGTGATAGTGATGAAAGCGAAAGTCAATGAAATATTTATATCGCTACAAGGCGAAAGTACCTGGATGGGAAGACCTACGGTGTTCGTTAGGTTTGCAGGATGTAATTTAAATTGCCCTTGGTGCGATACGCAGTATGCCAAGAAGGAGTTTAAAGAGATGGATATAGAAAGTGTAGTAGAAGAAATAAAGGAATATAACTGCAGGTACATCTGTTTCACTGGTGGAGAACCACTATTACAGTATGAAGAGCTCATAAATATTTCGGAACATTTCCCAGGGTATCATATCAGCGTAGAGACAAATGGCTCAATAGAGATTTTACAAAGACCAAACATTCAGAAGTTTGTCATGGATATCAAATGCCCCTCATCTATGGTGAACAAAGACTATTACAGAGTTGCGCTGAAGAATGTAGAGAACTTAAACCATGAGGATGAGGTAAAATTTGTGGTTGCAACACAATCAGACTTATCGTTCATTGGGGAGTTATTAGATGGTTTGCCTAAAGAGATAGTAAAGTTGATATCTCCTGCATGGCCAGGAACACTAACACTTCCTGATTTAGCTGTTCAGATAGTAGACTGGAGAACACATAATGTTTTGCTACAGATACAACAGCATAAAATCATTTGGGGGACAGACAAACGTGGCGTGTAAGGGATGGCCAGATTGGAATAATAGAGGTTTTCGCTTATGGGTAATACAGATAGTCATAGCCTTCGGAGTGATGATTCTATGCCTGATAGCATACACATACTGCGGGTAGATTGGTCTGCAGTTTTAATGTTATCTAAAGCTTTAGCACTCTGGGCTCAAAATCAGAATTTCACACAGATAGTTGCAGTAGCAAAAGGAGGTTTAATTCCGGGGGTCATCATTTCAAACCTGCTGGATTTACCTCTTGATGTTATAAAAGCAAAGAGAAAATCATCAGAACATTGTTCTCTTAGTCTTATGCAATACTGGGTTACGTATCCGGAATATGCCTACCTGCTGGTAGTAGATGATATTATCGATGAGGGAGAAACAATGGCATCAATTGCTTCTATGTTACGTAGTCAAGAGGCAAGATTTCAAACAGTATCTATGCTGTATAAGAAACATTCAACATATAAGCCAAGATACTACGTACAAGACGTACCAAATAAATCGCTGGTAATTTTTCCATGGGAAGATGAATTTAAGGAGAAAAAGAGATTGGAGGAATGGAATGAAAGACATTCAAAATGAGCCAGATAGTCGTGGTGTTGCAATTAAGAAGGTAGGAATCTCGAAATGTCAGTTACCTTTTAGTTTAAAGGATAAGAGAGCAGGAACCCAAATGACAGTAGGAGAATGGAAGGTATCTGTAAAGTTAAAACACGATGCTCGTGGAACACATATGTCAAGGTTTATGGAAGTTCTACAACAGCATAGACCAGCGCAAATAAGTCTTAATTATTTACAGACCATAGTAAAACCACAGATAAAGACGGCTTTAGGTGCCCAGAAGGCAGAAATCGAGGTTTCGTTTACGTATTTCATTTGGAAAGAAACACCAGTTACACATAAGGATTGTGACCTTCCTGTCTATTGCAGGTTTGTGGTTTCCGATTATCATAAGCCTGTGCTTGAGGTAAAAACACCTATAACCACATTATGTCCATGCTCAAAGGAAATAAGTATACATGGAGCACATAATCAGCGTTCTTGGGTAACTATTCAAGTCATCTCACAAGCTTGGTTATGGATAGAGGACCTCGTATTAATTGCGGAAGAAGCTGCGTCTTGTCCAATCTGGCCTTTACTTAAACGGCCCGATGAAAAGTATGTCACTGAAAAAGCGTTCGATAGCCCCCGATTCGTAGAAGATGTGGTTCGTGAAGTAGCTCTCGGAATAAGAAGGATTGCACCTAAGTATAATATCACCTGGTATAAAGTCATTTGTGAAAATGAAGAATCAATTCATGTGCACAATGCATTTGCTGAACATGAGGAAGATATTGAGCTAAAGCCGTGGCAAAAGGCTGTTATGGCTCCTGGTCAGACAAAGGTGGATGAACATGCCGATATGTCAAAAGTGTCACCTCAGCGCCAATGAAAACATCAAGATGGTCCGAGGAAAAGGACCGTTAGATGCAGATTTGATGCTAGTAGGCGAAGCTCCCGGGTACGAAGAAAATAAAGCTGGAGAGCCTTTTATTGGGTCAGCAGGAAGATTACTAACGAAACACCTCAATGAGGTAGGTATCTCTAGAGAGGACACATACATCACGAATGTTGTAAAATGTCAACCTCCGGGAAATAGAAACCCTACTCATAGCGAAATGATGGCGTGTAAGGAACACCTTTTAAGAGAGATTGTTTCCGTAAGGCCGAAGATAATAGTACTCATGGGAAGAATAGCTATTAAAGCACTCAGTGGAAGAACGGGGTCTATGAAGGATTTGCATGGTGTAGTTTCACATATGACTATTGCTATCAAAGATGATGTGGACTCACTTCCTGTTGAAGTTGTTGTGGTTCTTACATATCACCCGGCTGCAGAGCTTTATCATGAGTTTTACACCCAGTTTATTCAGGAAGACTGGAAGAAGATAAAACAACTCTTGGACGAGAAGAAAAAAGAAAAGAAAGTAACTGTTCAGATTCCACTCAATGTGGATAATGAAAAGCAGTTAAAGGAACAAAAGAAATTTCTGGAGGGTTCAGATGAGCGTAGAACATAAGCAAGCACAATTTAAGGATTCGAGTCGCAGGGCAGTTGTCCTGATGTCCGGTGGTTTAGATTCAACAACCATCGTGGGGAATTTGTTGATGAGAAAGTTCAAGGTGTTTCCGCTGTCTATAAACTATGGGCAGCGACATGCCGTTGAGATGGAAGCAATGAAATCTATCGTCCAGTGGTATCAAGACCAAAAACAACCTGTTGAAAACGTATTTGAGTTAAAGCTACCGGACCTTGCAAGAATAGGTGGTAGTGCATTGACAGACACATCAATTGATGTACCTGATAAGATGATAGAGGGAATACCAGTTACTTATGTACCGGGGCGCAATACAATCTTCCTATCGATAGCATTAGCTTATGCTGAAGTGAAAAAGTGCAAGAGTGTAGCTATCGGTGTAAACGCACTTGACTACAGCGGATACCCGGATTGTAGGCCAGAATATATTAAGGCAGTGGCTGAGGTAGCCAGATTATCGTCTAAGAGGGCTGTTGAAGGCAAACCCATCTTGATTGATACCCCAATTATCACAATGAAAAAGTCTGAGATAATTAAGATGGGAATGACATGTAGACCAGCAGTTCCATACCACTTGACCTGGAGTTGTTATAATCCTCAGGAAATCAAGGGCACCCTTGGTGAGAAGCTAAAGGGTGTTAAAAAGTGGAAACCATGTGGTACCTGTGATAGCTGTACACTTAGAGCGAAGGGATTTAAGGAAGCTGACACCGAGGACCCTGCATTAAAAGAAACAACGGTTTAAGCTCCGGACGTTCGGAAGGATTAAAAGAGCAAAACCGCAAACCTAACGCCTGCTTAAATTCACTCGGGCGGCTGAAAGACGGTTCGCTCGAATAAAAAAATAGCCCAAGGGAGTCATCGGAGCCAACTCCCTTGGACCAACACACTGCGGGGAAAGGGTTTAGTGTGATTTAGACTTAAGACTTATAATCTTTCGACACTGTGTACAGAGGATATAGGGAACTGTTTTAAACCTCATTAAATCTTCACTTCCACATACAGGACAACAAACCACTTCCTCTTGTTCATCCATTTAAACCACCTTTGAAAACATGCCGACAGTCAGCGCAACGCCACACCCTAAATATGTCCAGATACTTTGTCTTTGAGCTACCACACGACGGACAATTAATGGGTTTACACTTACTTTGCATGTTTACACCTGCACTAGGGTAACAACTACCTTAACCGTATCCGTAACCGCCTTTTCATCAACATCAATAATAACATTCGTTGTTCCTGCAGGCGGTGAAACTGTATCTACTTTCAAGACTGTTATATCCTCAATCCACTCATCGCTTTCATCCTCTTCTGCGTCATACACTGAATCTATTATCTTAGTATAAATTACATCTGACCCTGCACCAAGACCCATTATGTAATTCACTATAGCATCCTCAATTTGGTCATGCGCATCAGCGGGCATTTTTGTGCTATCAACAGTCACAGTGATATCTACATATATGTTCTGCTGCACCACCTCATACCAATCCACCGGAATACCTGCAGGTCTAGTCTCCTCAATAGCATCATCAACATCAGTATTAGGCTTAGTAACCCCATACACATATAATGTAGCTTTGTGAATGTCCAAATCTTCAAACGCACTAACGCTGATAACGCCGCTTACTTCTAAAACTGCCAAACGAATGGCTTCCAGTGTTCCTCGAGCTAATGATATCAAAGCACCCTTACACCTAGCCCTAAACTCATCATCTGGTTCAACATCTTCTCCGCCCAATGTTGCACTTGCATTTGTAACTGAAGCTACACCAGCGATAGGAGTCTCTAGCTGTGTGATTGTGTTAGCTGCTAAATTACCATTAGCCCCAGGCAATACAGCAGTTACATTCACAGTAGCTGTTCCCCCTGCAATAGTACAAAGAACATCGGTTGTAAACTTAATAACTTCATCGCCAGTGGTTTGAACCACAGTTCCTGCAGGAATAACAGTGCCATTAATCCCAGTGAAGGTAACCTGCCCGATAGCCTGTGAAGCTTCATTTCGAGTTTGTCCTATAAGAGTAGCTACCCTATCTAGAGACTCTCCTGTTGCATAATCTACATAAGCGCTATAGTAAAAAGCTTCTGCCATCTCCCACAGTCTCTGCTCCTCTAAGGCTTGTACCTGTAATAGCTTCAGCATGGGGCTTGTATCCGTTAAATCGATATCATCCCCAAAAAGCTCTTTCGCCTTGGTCTTTTTCTCTTCTAAAATCTGGCTATATGTCTTAACGACAAACCCACTAAGCCCAACTCCGAATGTCATCTTCTCACCTCACTCCAGAACTATTAACGTTTTAACTTCCTCATCTGACAGTAACAAAATGGAAACCGACCATTTTTCCTTCCATACCTTATTCTCAGAGTACTGTTCCACCACAATACTCAGCACATCCTTAGTGTAAATATACTTAAAAGCAGTCTCCTCAAGTTCGCGCTTTTTAACCTTCTCGGTATCAATCTCGGTAACTGTTGCGAAATCAAATCCGAACTCAGGTGCAAATATATCGTCACCCAAGTGAGTTCTATACAATACCTTAAGGTCCTGTTGAACTTTCTCGCTATCTTCCACTAGAGATATATTTTTCAATTCATTGATGACTATATCCATTTGGTCATCGAGCTCAAATGTCTTTCCATAAACCATCATGTCACCTCCACCTTATATTGAGACCCTGCAACATCCACTACCAACCAAACCTTACCGGAAACAGTATCCCTCCATATTGCCTGCGTATTTGTAGAAAGGTTAGGTTCAACAGCCTGGATGTACGTGGGCAAAACGGTACCACCGCCACCACCAGTTCCCCATTTGGATGAAGACCCCTCGGAATGTCCCCATATTGCATTACCGTCTCTCCATAACATTCCATCTTCTGGTACAGAGGGCATTCCCCCTTTATCCATTAGCTTTATTATAAATCCCATCTGAATTTTATCAGGGTCAAATACAATTATATCTCCCTCAGGTATTTCCCATCCTTCTTCTATTATCTCATTTGATGTTGCAAATCCGCCAAGGATAAATGCATCCTTATAATCGAATTGAAGTTCCTTCTCCAAGTTTCTCTTGACTACCAAATTTTTATCAATCAGAAGTTTATCCATCGACCATTTAGAGAACCCCGCTAGTACAACATCACCTACTTGTATTGGCATAAGAACAACTGAGGTTCCTCCTTTTGGAAATACCACAGGAACATTAAGAATCTTTACATAATTCGTTTGTTCAGGAGCTACCTTTACCCTGATATCACATGTCATCTCTTCTCTATGAACTATATCCACAATTGCAGGAACGAGGGTCCAAACTCCAGCGAGCCTCTTATCAATTAAATCCCAAACCCTTTTTGCGAGGCTTCTACCGCTCAATAATCATCCTCCTCCCAGTACTCATCTTCAAATTCTATTGGAATTCCCTCACGGAATGCTTGATAAGCGTCACTCTCGCTACTAATCTCCTTAACATTCACTTCAACGATGTGCTCTACATCTGTACTTTTGTATTTAAAGCTTTGAGTCTTATAAAACTGCAACTTTGGAGCATATGTATATATCACATCACCATATTGTTCAACTATCGGTGAGTATTCTACCAAAAAGATTGTATCCTTATTAATCTTAGGCACAAGTAGCATTTTGACTACCCATTCATCTTTCTTTTCTCCTGTTGCTGCAGTATCTGCTTTGGTTACACTTAGTAATCCTGTTTTCGCGCTAACACGCAGCCCCGAAGGAAATGCATAATTCGTAGGCATTCCATAAAATAACCCATTTCTAATGTACCATTTCCATTTACCTACCCAAACATCAACTTCCTCAGTTTTATAATTACCATCCTTCTGCTTTACTTTCTTCTTTTGTTTTTCAGTTTTTCCCATTTTACTACTTATAATAGTATCAATCCATCGTTTAATTGACATTCCAGTATGAATATAATATCTGTCTTCCTCTACTTTAAAATCTTCATCATCATAGATGTAACCTACTTGAACGGCAGTATATCCTACCAATGTCTTAATTACATCCGACCATTTGGTTCCTTTAACAAATGAATCGTCAACAGATACATTAAGTAAGTCTGACACTTGCTCCTTACAAACAAATTTAGTAATATTATCCGGTCCATCCACACTTCTAATAATCTCCTGGATAGTGCCACTAAATATAACTCCATGATGCTCCAGATACCCACTATCAATGATAATATCCGAGTTCTCACCAAATAAATTTCC